TTTTCACTTAATCGGCTGCCTATCTAAGACAGCAAGGTCAGCTTTACGTCAATTATTGGACGCGGGCACGTTAGCTAACCTACCAGCAGGCTTCAAGGCTAAAGGCGCGCGGATCGCGGACAGTGATACACCAATCCAACCAGGTGAATGGCGTGATATTGACGCTGGTGGCGCAGAATTACAAGCATCCTTACTTCCATTACCGTATAAAGAGCCAAGTCAAACGCTTTATCAGCTGCTAGGCTTCACTGTAGAGGCAGGTAAACGCCTTGCAAGCATCTCGGACATGCAAGTAGGTGATGGCAATCAGAATGCAGCGGTAGGAACAACGATTGCATTGCTTGAACGTGGCTCGATGGTCATGTCAGCGATCCATAAACGCCTGCATTACGCACAAAAACTAGAATTCCAATTACTTGCACAGGGTTTTGGTGAGTTCTTGCCAGATGAGTACCCCTATGACGTGCCTGGCGCAAGTCGCAAGATCAAACGTGCAGACTTTAACAACATGGTGGCAGTACTTCCTGTTGCAGACCCTAACATCTTCTCTACCGCACAGCGCATTACCCTTGCACAGACACAATTACAGATGGCACAGGGCGCGCCGCAGATGCATAATATGTACGAAGCCTACTATAGGGTATATACTGCGCTAAACGTGCGGGATATCGACGGCATATTGCGTCCACAAAGCAATCAAATGCCTAAGGACCCGGCAACAGAGAATTCAGACGTGTTAGACTCCATGGACTTGAAGGCATTTGCTGGTCAACAGCATGATGCACACATTGAAGCGCACTTGCGGATGGGGATGTCTCCATTGTTGCAAGCAAATCCAATGTCAGCAGCAAGTTTACAGAAACACGTACTTCAACATGTGCGTTTGAAAGCGGAAGAGGACGTGGAAGTAGAATTGTTCAAGGCCTATGGCAATGATCCTGACAAAATGATTTCAGCTATCCAAAAAGAGGGTATGATTGCATTGAAGATTGTGCAATACATGGCAGAAGTTAAGGCTAAACAGGATGAGTTGGCTGGTACAGGCGAACAAGCACCGGATCCAGTGGTAGAATTGAAGAAACAAGAGTTAGAGATGCGCGCTAAAGCGGATGCGGCGGATGCAGCAGCGAATGAGAAGAAGATTGCACTACAGCAAACTAAACTTCAACAGGACGCGCAGGCTGATCAAAGCCGTATCAAGTCGCAAGATGAGATTGCAAACGAACGTGCAGACATCGCGCGCGAGCGTCTAGCAATTATGGAACAACAGATGTTAAGTCAACAACAAGGGGATCAAAATGGCAACTAAACCAGGATTGTATGCTAATATTAATGCTAAACGTGAGCGCATCGCAGAAGGCTCCGGAGAGAAAATGAGAAAAGTGGGAGCAAAAGGTGCGCCTACTGCAAAAGCGTTTGAACAGTCAGCGAAGACAGCGAAGAAACCTGCTAAAATGAATAAAGGCGGTGAAATGAAAGCCGTGGATTCAAAAGCAAATCCAGGCCTAGCTAAACTTCCTACAGACGTTAGAAATAAAATGGGCTACATGAAAAAGGGTGGCGCAGTAAAAACCGTTAAAAAAAGAGACGGTAACGAAAAAGTAAAGATTTATTAATAGTTTTAAGCCTACAGACGAGGGCTCTAGATCGTCTGCTTTTTACATGGAAATATTAAACCATGCTTGAATTTGCAGAAAAACTTCTACATGAAGTCAGAAAGTTACAGTCCGACTCCGAAGCAATTGTGCTGAATGGCACCATTGCGGATATGGAACGCTATCGATTCATGATGGGACGCCTCGAAGGTTTAAAAATGATTGAAGATATGATTAAAGAAACCGTATCTAACTTTTCAAAAGACTTTTAAGAGGAGCCAACATGACAGATGAAGTAGAAAACCAAAACCTAACAGCGCTAGAACGCAAGTGGCTGGAAAATGCGAAGAATAAACAACCGTCATTAGACGACGCATATACAGCCGATGGACAGTTTGACCCATCCCTTGTCCCGGAAGAGGTTACAAATCGTATCCCTCGTCCTACAGGATGGCGTATTGCTGTGTTGCCGTACAGAGGTGCAGAGCGCACTAAAGGTGGCATCGTAATAGCAGAAGAAACTCAGAAACGTACGCAGCTCGCTACTAATTGCGGCTATGTGCTTAGTTTGGGCGATTTAGCTTACAAAGACGAATCTAAGTTCCCTTTCGGCCCTTGGTGCAAGGAAGGCGATTGGATTATTTTTGGTAGGTACGCAGGTTCACGAATTTCTATCGATGGCGGTGAAATCCGTTTTTTAAACGATGATGAAATCTTGGGAATTGTAAATGACCCAGAAGACATCTTGCATATGTAAGGAGTAAATGATGGCTGATGAAGACTTAGATTTTAAAGTAGGAGAAAACGAGGATCCCGCTACCATTGAGATAGATGAAAATGGCGGCACGGAACTTGTAGAAGGTGCAGAGGATTCTGCACCTGGAGTTCAAACGCATCAAGCTCAAGGCGAAGAACTTGATGTATATAGTGATAAGGTTAAAAAGCGTATTGATAAGCTTACTGCTCGCCTTCGCGAGACAGAGCGCCGTGAACAAGCTGCCTTAGAGTATGCTAAAAACGTACAGTATCAAGCCCAAGTATATGAGCAACAAGCTGTTCAGTTAAATGGTGCCCGCTTAGGTGAGGCAAAAAACCGTATTGATACCCAAGCGGTGGCTTTAAAACAGATTATCCGTAAAGCACGTGAAGAAGGTGATTACGATACTGAAATTGAAGCTCAAGAGCGCTTGACTGAGATTACGATGGAACAACGCGCAGTGTCTGACGCGTCTTACCAACAACAAGTGGCCGCCCAACAGCGAGCACAACAGCCCGTGTACCAACAACAAGCTCGTCCTCAACAACCTTCATATGACCCTAAAGCAGAAGCATGGGCCGAGGAAAATGAATGGTATGGCCGAGATGTTGCGATGACACATGCAGCCCAAGGAATTCATAAACAGATGGTTTTGGTAGAAAGATTTGACCCAAACTCAGATGAGTATTATGATGAGCTAAATAAACGTATTAAGGACTCGTTCCCTAATAAGTTTGCTCAAACAAACAGAGGCAATCGATCCGTGCAAACGGTTGCGCCTGCTACCAGATCTTCTGGAATTAATAATGCACGCCGCACTGTTCGGTTATCACCGAGCCAAGTTGCGATTGCTAAAAAACTGGGTGTTCCGTTAGAAGAATACGCCAAATACGTAAAGGAGTAATAAAATGGATCAAGAAAACCAAGCCGTACCTAAACTTAATCGCAGCGCTCGCGAGGTTGATACTCGTGAAAAAACTGCGCGCCGTAAATCTTGGGCTCCTCCTTCACGATTGGATGCGCCTCCTGCGCCTCCTGGATATAAGCACCGTTGGATCAGATCAGAATCGGGTGGACAAGAAGACCGTATTAACGTCATGGGCAAGATGCGTGAAGGCTATGAATTAGTACGTGCTGACGAGTACCCAGAGTTCAGTAGTCCTTCGGTAGATGATGGCCGACATGCTGGTGTAATCAGCGTGGGAGGTTTGTTGCTTGCAAGAATTCCAGATGAGACGGCAGATGAGCGTCGCAAGTATTATGAATCACGCACCCATGATCAATTATTAGCTGTCGATAACGATTTAAACAAATCAAATGGACATTCGTCTATGCGAATTCAAAATCCGAATCGTCAGACCCGTGTATCATTCGGTGGTCCAAAGACCTCTGAATAATTTAATTTAAGGAATAGACAAAATGGCAAACGTAGATAAAGCCTTTGGTCTTCGTGCAATGGGAAACCTTTCAGCTACTGGCGCGCAAGCACAGTATGGGTTTCAAATTGCTGACAACCAAGCAGGCGCAATTTTCCAAGGTGACTTGGTAACAGTATATGATGGTTTTTTAGTAGCTTTCGCACCAGCGACACACACTGCAGCAGTAGGCGTGTTCAACGGTTGTAACTACATTGACCCAACAACAGGTAAACCTACTTTTAAGAACTTCTATCCAGGTAGCGTAAACATCACTCAAGGTACTATCCAAGCTGATGTTATCGATGACCCAGCACAATTATTCATCATTCAATGCGATGGCAGCTTAACACAAGCTCAAATCGGTTTTAATGCTGACATCGTTGCAGGTTCAGGTAACACAACAACTGGTCAATCAGCAATGGAATTAAACTCATCAACAATCGCTAAAACCGCAGCATTGAACTTGAAAATCGTTGGTTTGTACAACGTGCCAAACAATGAATTCGGCACTAACGCAGTTGCTGTTGTAAAAATTAACGAACATTTATTTGGCAGCGCTGGCGTTGCTGGTCAAGGAGCTTAATCATGGCAATTTCACGTTCCCAACTAGTAAAAGAACTTGAGCCAGGCCTGAACGCATTGTTCGGCATGGAATACAAGGGTTACGAGCAAGAGCACAAAGAGATCTACGACACTGAATCATCAGACCGCGCGTTTGAAGAAGAAGTAATGTTGTCAGGTTTTGGCGAAGCTCCAGTTAAAACTGAAGGTGCAGGCGTTTCATACGACAACGCACAAGAAGTTTACACTTCACGCTACACACACGAAACAATCGCTTTAGCTTTCTCATTAACTGAAGAAGCAGTAGAAGATAACTTGTACGCAAGTCTTGCATCTCGCTACACTAAAGCATTGGCTCGTTCAATGGCAACAACAAAACAAATCAAAGCAGCTGCTGTATTGAACGGTGCGTTCACTACTTCAGTAGGCGGCGACGGCAAACCTTTGTGTGCACTTGACCACCCGACATTGTCTGGTCCAGATCTACGCAACGAATTGACAACACCTGCTGACTTGAGCGAAACATCACTTGAGCAATCTTTGATTGACATTGCAGCATTTACAGACGAACGTGGTTTGAAAATTGCTATCCGTGGTTTGAAATTAATTATTCCAAAAGAATTACAATTCACTGCAGATCGTATTTTGAAATCTACATTACGTGTTGGTACTGCTGATAACGACATCAACGCTATCAAAAACATGGGTATGATTCCACAAGGTTACACAGTTAACCACTACTTGACAGACCCAGATGCATTCTTTATTAAAACTGATGCACCTAACGGCATGAAAATGTTTGAACGTGTAGCATTCAAAACTGGCTTCGAAGGCGACTTTGACACCGGTAACGTACGTTACAAAGCACGTGAACGTTATAGCTTCGGTTACAGCGATCCACGTGGTATCTTCGGTTCTCCAGGTACACCTTAATTCTTCGGTAATACGTAGAATGAAAAGCCACCTTTGGGTGGCTTTTTTTATTGCAAAAGACCTTTTATTTTTTTACAAATGGTGTATATTGTTAATATTCCGGGAATTATCCGGCTTATTAGACTGTCCCGGCAGACGCATACAAGACTAGTAAGCTTCACTTTGTATGAAGGAATCAAATCATGGCATCAACCACCTTTTCGGGTCCAGTCACGTCTACAAATGGCTTTATTGGCGACACAACAGGCAATGTAACCGGCAATGTAACCGGCAATGTAACCGGTAACATCACAGGCAATATTGCAGGAAGCGGCAGCGTAACGCATGCTGCGACCTCAGCAATTAACGCCACTGCTACAGCATCCGCGGCACAAGTAGCTACAGGCTACATTACATCTACATCCGCAGCAGCTACTACAATTACACTTCCTACAGGTACTTTACTCGGTGCTGCCCTTGGTGCAGTTAGAGGTACTGTTTTTGACTTGTACATTGATAATACATTAGGCGCAAATACAGTAACAGTTGCAGTAGCTACAAATGGCGTATTGTCATCTGCAGCGGTAGACACAGCAGCCAGCTTTGGCGACTTGACCATTGCATCTGGCCCTACAGGCATAGCACGCTTTACATTAATGTTCGCTAGTGCAACTGCTTACACGTTTACTCGTACAGCTTAATTAATCTGAACGGGGCTACGGCCCCTTCTTGAAAACTAAGGAGATTAATCATGCGTCAGCAAATCGTAACAAAAACAGGCACGGGTTC